CCATTGCACCTTATGGATCAGTCGCTTCAAGAACTTACACAGACTGGACAACCGATATGGCAGTCCAGCAAGCAGCTCTTATGATATCTGTTGAGATCTGGCAAGCGCGTACAGCCACCCTTTCTGGCAGTAACGCTGTAGATTTCCAGCCAAGCCCTTACCGAATGAGCGCACAGCTTCTCGCTAAGGTGCGAGGATTGATCGCTCACGCACTTGATCCACGTTCGATGGTGGGATAATGCCTGTTGCTATTACTACTCTTAGAACTACTTTAGCGACTGCTCTAGTCAATAACGCTAAGTGGCAGACTTTTGCCTTTCCACCTGCAACAGTTCTTGCTAATTCTGTGATCGTGTCTCCAGATGATCCTTATCTGACACCAAATAACAATAAGCAAATTTCAGTTGCGCCAATGGCTAACTTCAAGATTATAATGACTGTGCCTTTGTTTGATAACGAAGGAAATCTTAACGGCATTGAAGATACTGTTTGTAGCGTGTTCGCACTACTTGCAGCATCATCTCTAGTCTGTAATGTAAGCGCAATCAGCGCACCAAGTATTCTCAACGCTGCATCGGGAGACCTACTCAGCTGCGAGATGTCCGTATCAATCCTAACGAGTTGGAGTTAATTATGTCCGATTGGGAAAAAGAGAACGAAGCCTTTCTGATCAAGATCGGGCAGGTTAAAGAAACACCAGCAGCAAAGCCAGCAACTACAAAGAAGGACGAGGAATAATCCATGTCAGTTTATCTAGCAAATACCGGGACTTTAACTGTCAATGCGGTTGATCTCTCGACATTAGTAACAAGCGTAACTATTAACCGCAGCGCAGACGAGCTGGATGTAACAACTCTCGGCGATCTTGGGCATCGTTATCTTAAGGGATTGGAAGCTTCAAGCATTACAATCGATTTCCTAAACGATGAAGCATCTTCCAAGACACTCCAGACTCTTAATAGCACATGGGGTACAAACACAGTCGTTACATTCAAGCAATTCTCAGGCGCAACCGCACCTACTAATCCTCTTTACACAATGACATGCTTGGTCAACAACACAACACCTGTAAACGGTGCAGTTGCGGATCTTTCAACTCAGAGTGTAACTTGGAACGTATCAGGTACAATCGCAATTACAACAGCGTAAGAAACTAATAAAGGGGCAAAACCATGGCAAAACTAAAGATCGTTCGTAATGATGGAAGCGTACTAGAAGGAGAAATCACGCCTGCCGTGGAATACTCCTTCGAGCAGTACGCTAAAAAGGGCTTCCATAAGGCGTTTCGTGATGACGAGATGCAGACCTCGGTCTATTGGCTAGCTTGGGAAGTAACACGCAGGTCAGGTGAATCTGTTAAGCCTTTTGGGATTGACTTCATCGAAACTCTAAAATCAGTTTCGGTCGAGGACTCAGACCCTTTGTCTTAAAGCGAGATCTGCCATTCACCTACCTAATCGCTAGGCTAAGCATTAGGTTGCAGATCCCGCCACAGCAGTTATTAGAACTAGACCGCACAATGCTTAATGCATTGTTTCAAGGTCTCACAGACGAAGCGAAGGAGCAACGAGATGCCAGCAACCGTCAAAGGCGGCGTTGAGCTTCGCAAAGCACTTCGTAAATTTACTCCAGATTTAGCGAAAGAAACGCAAAAAGAAATTAAGTTAGCAATTCAACCTATCTCTAAATCTGCTAAAGGTTATGTGCCTGATCGCGGAAAAGTGTTGAGCGGATGGTTGCCTCGTCAAATGTCCGAGGCAACTTTCCCATCTTTTAATCCTTCTCTTGTCAAGTCAGGCATTGGCTACAAAACCAGTCCATCTAAAGCCAATTCAAGAGGGTTTAGATCTCTTGCTCAAGTTTTTAATAAGACAAGAGCTGGAGCAATCTATGAAAGAATGGGTAAAGTAAACCCACAAAGCCAGTTCGTTCTTAATCAGGATGGCAAATTTCGGGCACCTCTCAAAGGCAAAGGACGGATGCAAGGGCGCGTTCTTTATCGATCTTATGATGAAAACAAAGGCAAAGCAAGAGAAGGCGTTCTCAAAGCAATCCAGACTTCTGCCAATAAATTAAATGCTCGTGCTTCGGTGAAAGGTTAATCATGGCAAATGTAGTCATTGACATCGCTTCGGAGTTCACAGGCAAGAAAGCCTTTAAGCAAGCCGAAACTGCTACCGAGAAGCTTACTAAAAGTGTTAAAACATTGGGTGGGGCAATAGGTGTTGCTTTTAGTGCCAGAGCTATTGTTGCTTATGGAAGAGCCTCCGTAAATGCTTTTGCCGCAGATGACAAAGCCGCTAGAACTTTAACTAAAACTTTAAGTAATCTTGGTCTTGGTTTTGCCGATCTTGAAATCAAAACATTCATATCTGACCTAGAAAGACAATCTGGGGTATTAGATGATTTCCTCAGACCTGCTTATCAGAAGCTTGTTACAACGACTGGCGATTACAGAAGATCACAAGCATTATTACAAACTGCTTTAGATCTATCTGCTCAGAGCGGTGTTGATTTAGTAACTGTATCTGGCGATTTAGGCAGAGCCTTTGTAGGTAATACTCGCGGCTTACTTAAGTACAATCTTGGTCTGAATAAGACACAATTAGCAGCGATGAGCTTTGAAGAAGTGCTTCTCAGAATCACTAAGATAAGCCAAGGGCAAGCAGCTTTAGCAGCCGATACCTATGCGGGTAAATTAAATAAATTAACTGTAGCCAGCGAAAATGCAAAAGAAGTTTTGGGTGGTGCTTTACTAGATGCCATCATCAAACTTGGCGGTGGAGATGTCGATAAGACAACCGACAAGATAGACAAACTCTCATCATCTTTATCAAGGATGATCCGCCTAGCAACCGGTACATCCGACATGAGCATAGGCGAAATCCTGCGAGGCGTAGATTACAAGTATGGCTTTATTCCAACGGATAAAGTAAGAGCCCCTAGATCTAAAAGCCCTGCTGGGACATACATGCGAAATCAGGCTGAAATCAAAGCAGCAGCAGAAGCCAAGCGAATAGCTGCTGAACAGGCAAAAACTCAAAAAGCTCTGACTAAATCGCAACAGGATGCTCTCAAACTTGCGAAGGCTAAAGCAGCCTTTGATATGCAAAAGATCCAGATTGAGGCAGCCCTCAAGGGTAAGCTTTCAGAGGAAGATGCAATCCGCCTGAAGTTGATGAAGGCAATCGAGGAAGAAAACCTTGGCAACATTGGCAAGTATCAAAAGGCTTTGGAAGCGGCTCAAGAAAAGTCAGCAGAATTAGCAAAGGCATTGGCTGCAATTAAAGCAACCGATGCTGGCAACCCATTCTCTAAATGGCCTGATTATGTTAAGACAGCGATTGAATTAACTAATACTGTCGCACAGGCTTCATTGCAGGCTGGTATTGCAGCAGGTGCAAAACTTTCAGAGGCTCTATCAGGTGCGCGCTATGCAGCACAGGGCGCAGCAGCAACACAGGCAGCAGCCGATGCAGCTGCAATTGCTGGAGTTTATGGATCGGCTACAAGTTCTGCGACTGCTTCAATCGCAGCACAAACAAAAGCAGCTCAAGAAGCAGCGGCAGCGCAAGTAAAAGCAGCTCAAGAAGCAGCGGCAGCGCAATTAGCACTATTAACAGCAGGATCAGCAGAACAAAAAGCAGCCTTAGAAGCGCAACTTAAGGCACAATCGGAAGCATTAGCTTCGCAATCCGCTGCTCAAATGAGGGCATTACAAGAAAGATTGGCAGAAGAAGCAGCCGCATACAAAGAATTAGCCGACGCAACAGCAGCCGCGGCAATGGCGGCTTTAGAAACAGGTGCAAGCACAGGTGTTACAGGTTCACTAGCCAAGATTGCATCAGAAGCAGCAGCGCAAGCTGCGGCTGCCGCAGCAGCAGAAGCAGCAGCAGCGCAAGCAGCTGGATCAGTCATGGGCGGCAATACTACAAAGATTGAAGTCACAGTTACAGGCGATCCTTTCACAGATCCAAACGCTGTCGCAGAGAAAGTCGTAGAGATTATTAGAAATGCTAGCAACCGCGGTACTGTGGACGTTCTAGGGTTTGAGTAATGACTTGGCTTCCTGAATGGCGTGTAACTGTTGGCGATGATGTCTATACGACTGTCACGGCTGTATCTTTCTCGGCTGGTCGGTTAGACATCGATAAGCAATGCACAGCAGGTTACTGCCAAGTAGACATCATTAACACAGATGGCTCGCCATTTACCATTGATGTTACAGACACTATTACATTAGATCTTAAGAATAGTGCTGGGACTTATGTAACAGTATACGGCGGCGAGGTCTCAGACTTCTCTGTGGGAGTGCGAAGCCCAGAGGAAACAGGCTTTATTACTTACGGCAGAATATTAGGCGTAGGCTACCTAGCCAAACTTACTAAGTCTATCTATAACACAGCCCTTGCAGAAGGATTAGATGGCGCACAGATTGCAGCCATTGTCAACAATGTTCTTAACCTGACTTGGGCTGAAGTAACACCGACACTTACATGGGACACCTACCCAGCAACTACTACATGGGCAGATGCCGAGTCTTATATTGGAGACATCGACCCAGGCTTCTACACCATGATTAACCTAGCTGCATCGGCTACGGCTAAGAGCAATAGCCTGACAGATCAGATTGCTAACAGCGCACTAGGTCAGATGCATGAGGAAAAGAATGGCTTGGTTTCCTATGATGATGCAGACCATCGCAGCAACTATCTAATAGCCAATGGCTTTACTAACATTGATGCAGCCTATGCAAGCCCTAACACTATTCGCTCAACGACTCAAACAAACCGCATTCGCAACAGCCTGATCTATAAGTACGGGGCAGGATACGCTTCTACCTACAGTACCTCTGACACGACCTCTGTGGCTACCTACGGGCTTTACGAGAGATCCTTCGAGTCAAACATCAAGACCCTTGGTGACATTACTACAATCGGCTCTAGAGAGCTAAACCTACGAAAGAATCCTAGAGGCTCTTTGGAAGCAATTACCTTCCGCCTAGATAATCCAGACCTGCCAAGTGCAGATCTTGACACTCTTATAAATATCTTTTTCGGTCAGGCTGTCTTAATTACTAACCTGCCAAGCAACATGCTAGGCGGTCAATTCGATGGTTTTGTGGAGAACATAGCCGTAAGAGCTACTCCATCATCTGTAGACATGACCCTCTACATTTCAGCTACAGATTTCTCACTATCTACCACACAATGGGAAACAGTATTGCCAGCCTCACTCATTTGGACTGGCGTAAATGCTACACTTATATGGACTAACGCGACTGGAGCACTAACCTAATGGCAACTACTACACCTAACTTCGGTTGGACTGTTCCGACCTCATCTGACCTAGTAAAGGATGGCGCAACTGCCATCGAAACATTAGGTGACTCTGTCGATGCATCCTTTGCAGGTCTAACAGTTAATGCACAGACTGGTCTTACTTACACAGCAGTCAAGGCAGACGGACTAAACGCTATTGTCACAATGGACAATGCAGCAGCTAACGTGTTCAGCATCCCGACCGATGCGACATATAACTTCCCTATTGGTACAACTTTACTGGTTTATCAAAAGGGTGCAGGAATTACTACTATCCAAGCTGTTACATCTGGCACTACTACTGTTGTCAGTGCAGGAACAGTTGCAGCAGCTCCAGTACTTGCTCGTTACAAGTCTGCTGCTGCAATCAAGTTAGCTGCTAATTCATGGACAGTAGTTGGTGGCATTGCGTAATGCTTAACTCACTAATTGGCATCATTGCTTCAAGTGGAGCTAAAGCACCTATATTGGCTGATTACTTAGTTGTTGCTGGAGGCGGCGGCGGTGGCCTTTCTGCTGTAACGCTAGGCGGCGGTGGCGGTGCTGGTGGTTTTAGAACTTCAACATCTTTTCTATTACCAAGTTCTTTTACCGTTACTATTGGCGCTGGTGGCGCAATCAATGCCAACGGTAGCGATTCTGTTTTTTCTAGTATTACATCAACTGGCGGCGGTAAAGGCGGCGCAGCTGCTAATGGATCAACTGGCGGTTCAGGTGGTGGCGGTGGTGAAAACGGTTCAGTCACTCTTGGTGGTGCTGGTAATACTCCTTCTACTTCTCCATCGCAAGGCAACAATGGCGGTAACTCAAAAGAAACTGGCAATGGCGGTGGCGGTGGTGGCGGTGGTGCTAGCACGGCTGGCACAACTGTAATTGCTTCTTCTCAACCAGGCAACGGCGGAAATGGTACGGCTAATTCATATTCAGGTTCATCAGTAACTTATGCTGGTGGTGGCGGTGGTTCAGTCGATGCACAGACACAAGCTACTGGTGGCACAGGCGGCGGTGGAGCTGGTGCAAAATACAACACTTCAGTGGATGCAACAGCAGGAACAACTAATCGAGGTGGCGGTGGTGGAGGTGGCCTTTCATCAGGTCAAGGTAACGCCGCAGCTGGTGGTTCAGGAATTGTAATTATTCGTTACTCTGACACATTGCCAGATTTAACTTCAATCGGTGGCACTTTAGTATCAGCAAAAACTACTACTGGTGGCTATAAGATTTATTCATTCACAGCAGGAACAGGAACGGTGACGGTCTAATGGCGCATTATGCATTTCTTGATGCAAATAACATTGTCACAGAAGTTATCACTGGTCGCGATGAATGGGAAGAAGTAGATGGAGTTACTGATTGGGAACAAGCTTACTCAGATATAAGAGGTCAAGTTTGTAAGCGGACGAGTTACAATGGAAACATTCGTTATAACTATGCAGGAATTGGTTACACATACGATCCTATTGATGATGCTTTTATTGCACCAATGCCTAAATGTAATCACGATGAATTGCTGTTGAATAATCTAAAGCGATGGGAGTGTTTAGCTTGTGAAGCCGCGTTTGAGCAAATCCGCAATTCAACTGCGTGAGCAGATCGATGACTCATTCCCAGATCGTGACAGGCTATCGGATGGCTGGATTGGTGATACCCGACACGCTGCTCGCAAGTCTGATCATAATCCAGATGAGCAAGGCTGGGTTCGTGCCATTG